CGGCGCTTCGCGTCTCGCATCGCGGTGGGCCCGGGTAGCGAAGCGGACCAGGGTCCCACCGTCGTGCGGATGCGAGGCTGTAGCTGACACCGCCGGCCGGCCGGGGTCAGCGCGAAGCGCTATAAATAGAGCCGAAGGCTCTAGAGAACTCATTATGGCTAGAGGTATGCAAACGCGAAAGCGATCCCGGCCCTTTAGTGGCCGGGCAGCTCCATTCAAGAGGCGTAAAGTCTCGCGACGTACGAAGAGGAGTAGTTTCAAAACAGGAGGGTCGCATTCATATGGATTGAATTACAGGAATAAACGTCTTTCTAGAAGACGTTACAAGCAAATGTTATGGAATGCTACACAGCATTTAACTCATTTCAGGTCTATGTTATCAGAATCTACGACTGTGTCAACAGCAGCTTCCAATACAGCGACCACCCTTGTTGTTAAATATGCAGATGAATCTGCTGGTGGTTCTTCATTTCTAAGCACTGATGGTGGATTTGTATCTGCCGATGGAGTTAGAGTGCCTATATTTTCTGCGGAAAATATTGTTCGAAGAGGGGGACAATATAATTTTATTATGTTCAACGATCAAACGTCTACGTTTGATACAATCATTTTTCAAGTTGCATTGATAAGATGTTCATATGGATTTGATAAAACGTTATTAGAAGCTGAGAGTCCTCAAATATTTACTAAGTTTAATGAGTTACCAGACTTTAAAGCTAAATATGGTACTATTCTAGTTCAACGTAGTGGTATTCTGAAGGATCAAGAAAGCGTTTCTATGTCTTGGAGGGCGCCAATTCAGAAGATTGATTTTGATCAGTATAACACGGAGAAGAAAGGTCCAAGTAAACTTGTGTGGGTTGTTAATGTGGCTAATGGTTTTAATAATGGTGTGCAAGGCTGTCATATTCGTTATGGATATAATATTAGTTTCACAGCTGATGTTTTAGATGTTCCAGCTGCTTAATTGTAATGTTTGACTTTGCGTAATGCGTAAGCGCTTACGTATGTAATAAACAAATCGGGACAGGGGCGGGGGGTATAGTATTACCCCCCCGCCTGTCCGTCCGTCCCTAAGTATCAATAAAAGGAGGAACTCCCTCTCAGTTTCTCAATGTCTTCTCTTCCTTCTCGCTTTAGACACTTTTGCTTTACACTTAATAATTATGATGAAGAGGAGTATGCCTCAATCAAGCTCTGGTTCGAGCAAGAAGCCAAGTACTGGATTATTGGCCGTGAAGTCGGGGAGTCAGGAACTCCTCACCTCCAAGGGTACGCCTCGCTTTCAGGACGCCATAATTTCGACTATGTTCGGAATAAGCTCGGCACTAGGTGCCATATCGAAAGGTCAAGAGGTACTGCTCGACAAAATCGAGAGTATTGCTCTAAAGGTGGAGATTATGCAGAAGGAGGTAAGCTCAATGAAGGAGCAGCTGTCTCAAAAGCCTCAAGAGATATCATCGCCAACCAATTCATGGTTGCCGTCGAATCTGGAAATAAAGGAGTGGTTGAATTCGCCAGTGAATTCCCCGGAACGTATATGTTCTCCGGATTTAACTTGCTCAGAAATGCTCTTTCCCTCAAGCCCCCAATCGAAAGACCTGACATTTCAGTCAGATGGATCTATGGATCTCCAGGAGTGGGAAAATCTCGATTGGCCCACTCAACTCTTCCAGAAGCCTATGTAAAAGAGCCCAGAACGAAGTGGTGGAATGGTTATATTTGTGAAAAAGAAGTCATCATAGATGACTTTGGGCCTAATGGTATTGATATAAACCATTTGCTCAGATGGTTTGATCGTTATAAATGTCTTGTAGAAAATAAAGGAGGTATGATTGCCTTGTACGCAACAACCTTCATAGTTACGTCAAACTTCCATCCAGGGGAAATATTTAAGTTTGGTGATGAGGTCAACCCTCAACTACCTGCGTTGCTTCGCAGGATTGTACTTGAAGAAATGATATAATAAAGAAATACTATTGCATCATGAGATATTGGTATTATTTTCCCTGGTCGGCGCTTCGCGTCTCGCATCGCGGTGGGCCCGGGTAGCGAAGCGGACCAGGGTCCCACCGTCGTGCGGATGCGAGGCTGTAGCTGACACCGCCGGCCGGCCGGGGTCAGCGCGAAGCGCT